TAACTGATAACATTTCATAGTTCATCCAATCTTTGTGCGACTAATGCGGCCACAGTTGTTTGTAATTTTTCAATTTCATCTGCGGCTTCATCTAATAGGTTAGCAATTTTATCAGGTTTCCCTTCTACTACTGCTAACCTACCAGGAATCTGCCTACGGATTTCTGCCCTTTTTCGCAAACGGAATAACAAACTCTGTTCTGCTACAGGTAAATGGCTTTCATCAATCATTTTTAAACTCCTACATAACTAGATGCCATGGCATGTAATTCTGGATCACCCTTGGTCATAACAGCCAACAACAATCTCTTTTCTTCCAAGTAAGTCCGAGCAAAGGCTGGGTCATGTTGCATGATGCTACGACTGTTGGAGATCAAATCTGCCAACTTGATAGTCTGTGCTTCAGCAGGTGCTGCCGCAGTGTTCTCACGGTCCATAGCCTTGCGATGAGCACGATTGCCATCTTCGGGCTTAGAAACGTCAGTCAACCATCCAACCAAAGTAGCGATGTCAGCGCCAAACGCCATATGGATATCAGTGTAAGTGCAACCAGTGTCTTCCACCAACTTCTGCTGGGTGAACGATGTAGGGTTCGCCTGTGTACTTACGCTTTTGACCAACTGCGGCATGAGCAGCCATGGCATAGACTTGGGCCTTGCGGACAATGTCCATACCGCTTTGTTCCATTGTAAATCCTTCCATGCTACTCTCCTTGTTAATAAGTGTATATTATAGCATGGTTTTACCATGCTGTCAATCGGGATCAGGCATCTTTTCTTCTATGATAATTTCTACTACTAAATGCTTACGGAGCCGCATGAAGTTTTTGAACTTGGCTTGGATAACCGCTTCATCATATCCGTCATGATAGGGCACAGTAGCCACTTCTTCGTACGGTTGATCATTTTCATCTAGAGCTATAAACTTTAGTTTTACTTTTCCAGATTCGGGCTTTTTAAACAGATTTTTGATCCAAGTCATACATATATTTACACATGATGTCCTTTAATTTCATTGTCCTTAATCAAGCGGACTGCACGATCCATTGAGATAACAATTTCGCCAGTTGAGTCCATGCCCACATCCATACACCTGTATTTTTCCATACCAGTAGATCCACCGTGTAAATGCCCGTGAAAGTGCAGTGCTCCCTTGTGCATTTGATCCCATTCTAAGATAGGATAGTGAAACATCACAATCTTATGCCCATCATAGGTAATGTCCAAGTAGTCGTGTACTTCTGCAAATGCACCACGGAATGTTGCATCCATTAATGTCTTGCGATCGTGATTACCACGTACCAAAATCTTTGTTCCATACAGCCGATTGACCATACGACCAGCATCACTGCCGCTCATAAATGCTACATCACCTAAGATGTAAACGAGGTCGTCTGGCTGTACCTTAGCGTTCCATTCTTCTGCCATTGCATTGTTCATATATGCAACATCGTTATTAAATCGTGCTCTTGTCTGCGGACAAAAACTCATTATGTTCTTGTGTCCAAAATGCAGATCGCTTGTTATCCATACCTTCATTTTCTTATCCTTGAAATTCTATTGCGTTAATCAATATGTCTAATAATTCTCTATTACTTAACGCTTCTAGTGTTTTACGATCGGTAATGGGTTCTACTAGTGTACTGTATATTTCAACGCCTTCTTCGATTAAAATCATTAGTTCATCGATTACTAGATTACGCATTTTAATCTACACTCTTAAAAGTTCGCCAATCATCAATATTGGGTTTTTCATCTTCGTCATATGTCCAACCTAATGCTTTCATCATTCGATGCTTGACCAATAGGTTAGGACTACGGAACCGGCCAGTATCCTCGAAGCCCATCATTACTCCAACCTCACAAACCGCACCCGACCTGCAAATACCTGCAAAGCAGTGAACAACAACGTTCATTCGATTGGCTAGTGCATGTTGCAACAAGCGAACAAGCTCGTTGGCTTGCTCTTGGCTACACTTCATAGCTTCGTCCAACACTTGGTCATTCTTTTCAACATCCAAAAATTCAAAGTTATGAATTTCTTTGAACTTGTGTGCAGGAGTAGGGCGCCAGCTTGCTGGATCAACAATGCTGATCAGCATTGAGTTCTCTCCGGCTTCGTGATGGAACCTTGTAGGTATATCAGCGGCTGCTACATTTTCAATCCATGGCATAATTGCCTCCTAAGTTTCTATGTCGATATGTCGACCCTTGTCTAAATCTAGACGAAGATTCCTTGCTACTCGTTCTGCTACAATATCTTCAAACTTTCGTCGTTCAATAACTTTACGATAATCTTCGTCTCTTTTATCTTGTAGTGTTCTCTGTTCTAAATTATATTCTCTAATACGAATTAGATCAGCTCTAGATACTTGCATTATATTCTCTCCTTTTTAACGCGGCCAATTCGGCTCGCTTTGTTCCAATCGTAAGCAATGCCATCTGGGCATAAACCATCTTTGATGCTGTCTACTCCAAACATACCTACAATTTCAAATTCGCTTCCTGTGATACTAACAAAAGCATCAAGAGTCTTAGCATAGGCCATTGCCGCATCTAAGCTAGGAAATTCTGTTTCTATTTTTTTGTTTATTACTTTGTACATGTATATATTATACGCTCAAAAGAAAACCCTGTCAACTGTTAAATTGACAGGGTTTAGGGGTGTTGTATTTCTACAACAGTTTACGCTAACTTGTAGCGATCGACCATTACAGTCTTAAGCATCACGCCTTCTGGAGTGAACTGTTCAACATCAGCGCCTAGCAAGCTAGCCATGATAGCTGGACTAAATCCACTAACAAGAGCGGCTC